AACCAAGAATCAGATGACATATCAGAATCCCATCTTTTAGATATTTCTTGTATCTCTATAATATCGATTTCTAGTAGTTTTAATGCAGTTTCTTTATCTTTTAGGCTTAGTTTATCGTCTTCATATATTAAATCCTTTAAAACGCCTAAAAAACCGCTCTGTGGCAATCCTTTGCCAATACTAGAACCTATCCCAATTAAAAACTTTCCAACCTTAGTTTCTGAAAACTTTTTTTTAGACATTACTCTTTTTTATTTTCGTTCATTAAATACCATTTATGACAAGTGTACAATATTGAAACACTTAATAAAACAATCTTTAAAAATACATCTATATTCGTCATTGAAATTCCAAATGTTCCTACGTTTAGAACCAAAGTTTTATAATCGTTATTCATTGTCTATTTGTTCTAGTTTTTTAGATGCCCAATTTATTCCTGATGTTCCACCCCAACCCAACCAAGAAATATATCCTTTATCTTTCCAAGGTGTATCTTTAAATTCAGGACTTACTTCTGCATTTTTTTCGTGTCTTCTAAAAGCTGACATTCTAGCAATCGTTTCCCTACTAATATTTTCCCTTTTTGCTAATTGATTTGCCCTAGTCCAACCTATTTGTGTCATACCTTTAACTTCATCCCCATATTTATCTCTCCAACGTAAAGCCTTTTTAGCGTTATTGGACGCACTTTTTGGATAGTCATTATATGTCTCTAGGTTTACCATTTTCCCTTGATACGAACGATAACAGATTGCTATTGCTTGAAGTTTGTCGTGGTACTGCATAAGTTCAGGAACGCATCTAATCATATAAGAACTTTGCTTTTCCCCAATTTTTTTATTTGGTATTGGCATATTAATTTTTATTTTTTAGTTTCAATCCAAGTATGATATATACCTTTTTTCTTAATGACTAAAACTTGTTTTCTGTTATCTTTTTCGTTTTCGTATGAAACGTGTAACCATTTTGGTTCCTTACCATATTCCCAAATAAGTTGGTCAAAATCTAGATTGTCTTTTATATAATAAAACATTTCTAAATTACTTTTACCATCAATGGAAGTTATATCCATAGCTTTTCCTTGCATATGACTAGATGTAGGACTACCCTTTAAAGCAGTATTTAATTCTTTCGACCTAAACATACTATTTACTTTTATAGGTTTTTCAACCCACTCCCTTAAAGGCTCAAATACATTATCCGCCAATACTTCCATATTTTTAATATGTTCTGCATTTGGTTTATTATCTATATTAAACTGTTTAGCATAATTAGAATCGGTTGCTTCTTTAAAAGAAATGTATTTACTTATTTTCTTTGCCATCTTCTTTGATTAACTCAAACGAACCATCTTTTAAATTTATGTTTACTTTACCATAAGTTTCTTCAAGTTCCTTTTTGGTTTTATCTTGTTCTATAATTAATTCTACGTACATATGATTTAAACTATATGTTTGCGTTTGTAATAGTCCCAAGTCGTGCAAAATTGCACCTTTTTTTTGCTCTTGTTCTTGTACTTCTTTTAATTCTGATTTGGTAATCTTTGACATTTTAAATATTTTTAAGTGAATCGTAAATGTACGAAAATTTTATTTTGCCTTTAAAACTTCAATTTACTAAACAGTTAATAATAATAATGAAATACCTAACTCTCCGTTATTTGGTGTTACTGTTCCTGTCTCCGTACCTACTATTGCTAAATTTTGAAATGCTGCCAAAGGAATAGGGGTTGCAAATGTTACCTCGCCCGATGCAAAAGTATTGTTAAAAGAAGTATCTAAAGTAAAAAGCGATGCAATAGAATTAAAATTACCTATTTCCGCAGAAGTATTATTCGTGATATTTCCTATTGTAAACGCCACTTGTTCTCCTGCACCAATTTGTAATGCGGTGTCGCCCATCCAAACAAAAGTAATTTTTGCAACTTTCAAAGCTTGTGGATTTCTCCATAAAGGTATTTGGGTAGAACCTGTAATGTTACTAGTCCATTCCATAAAATCATATCCTCCTTAACCTTGCGACCCTAAATTATTTACCAAACCATTTATGATTATAGGATGCGCTGCAATAGCAGCAGTATTTGCTGCAATATCAGTATTATTTGATGCAATAGCATTAAAATTTGCCGTTATATTTGTGGCATTATTACCAATATTTGTATCGTTGGTTGCAATATTTGTAACGTTTGTAGCAATATTTGCTTCGTTGGTTAAAATACTACTAGTATTAATTGTACCTGTTGATTCGTTACCTGCAATAAGTGTGTATGCGGTGGCAATAAGTGCTGAATTACTGGCAATAAGTGCTGAATTACTAGATATAGCTGCTTCATTATTTAAAATATCTAATTTTATAACACCAATATCAGTTGTGTTTATGCTAATAGCATTTACGTTATTTGAAATGTTAGTAACGTTCGCAGCTATATTTATAACATTCGTAACTATATTTGCAGAATTGGTCGCTATTCCTGTTGATAATACACTTCCATCGATAATTAAGGCATTAGATGATGCAGTTGTTTCAATGCCATTATTACCCTCAATTATAAAAGATTGAGTATCTAAGTCAACCTGTCCTGAACCTATATTACCATCAAAATCTAAATCTTGTATTGTAACAATATTATCTACGTAAGATTTCGTAGCAGCATCTTGTGCTAGTGTAGGGTTTGTCATACCCGAAATTCTACCTGTTACTGTAAAACCTGTGGTTGTAGTTTCAAGCTTTTTATCATTATCAAAATACAAAGTAACTTCTCCGTTTTGTACGGCAGTTATCATATTTTCGTTATTTGCTGCATTTCTTATTACTACTCCATTTGATGCTATTTCTAACAATCCTATCCCTGAATGTAATATTTTACCATTTGAACCATCTTTATATATTTGCAAATCACTTCCTGCACCAATTAAGATTTTAGAAGTATCACTAAAAGTAACGTCATCCCCTGCACTTACCGCAATATCTTTTCCGCTTGTAGTATTTCCAAAACCTAATACTTCCGTTAAAGTATATCCACCTGAAAATTTAGTATCTACGTATAGTTTTACGGCAGCACTTGTTGGTAGTGTTGTATCATTATTAAAGTTTTCAATACCATTCGCAGCAGTTACAAATTGTGTAATAGTAACACCTGTACCTGTATCTTTAAGAGAACCCCATTCTAGTACACTTGTAACTTTAAAGTCCCCTGATGTGTTTAAAAATAAGCCTGATTGATTTCCTGAACCATCTGTAAGTTCTTTTAACGATGCAGAAATAGCTGCGTTGTCAATAGTTTTTAATAGACCCTCGTAAGTAGCTGATATTTTAGTGTTAAATAAAGTTGCCATTATAATTTTTTTGTTTTATTTTTTTTATCTTTTTTTAAGAAAGCCTTTAATTTCTTAACATTTTTTTCTTTCGGCTTATAACTCATAATACCCAACCATTAAAAGTCGCATCGTAAGATGGATAAATATCATCATCAATATTATTTGTGTATTCAGGATAAAGTGTTTGGTTAAAACTCATAAAGTCAATAAATCTTCGTGAATACCATTCCGCATTTGTTCTTGCTTTTTCAACTAAATAATCGACTTCTTCTTTACTAACAGAATCTGCATTTTCAGAACGATGTTTAAACATTCCGCCATTTTTAATTTGATAACTCGCAAAAGGAATATAATCAACTTGCGAAAACCAAATTAGCATAGTAACTATATAATCATCCAATAAAGTTTTCCACCTTAGATTTATTGGTTTATCAATTCCATCGATTAAAGCAGCAGTCAATCCCTCGTATAGTTTTGTACCCATATAGTTTTGTATATGAATCTCCTGCGCTAATTTAATAAATTGAATATATTTGTCGGTATCAACATTTCCATCGATAATGGAATTTCTGACTAAATCAGTCCTGTTTATAAATAATACTGTTGGCATAGTTATTTTTATTGTTTTCGATATGCCCCCCTATCAGGCATATTTATTGGTGCAATTTTAGCATCTTGATACGCTATTCCTTTTGGTTGATATTTGTTAGGTATTGAATCAACTTTTTTACCTCTTGAAATGTATTTTTCAGTTTTAGATTTCATTCGGTATAATTCTTCCTGCCAAAAATGTCCGCAGTAAATACCACCTTTAAATTTAAATAAAGAATAATTTTCCCCTTTATGACCAAAACTATTATTTATGCCCTGAAAACTCGCGTTGTCAATATCTTCTTTTCTATAAACGACACCTTTAGAAGTTCTTCCCATCATTGTTTTACAGAAATTTCTGCTATCTGCTGAACTAACTTTTTCTTGGTATGTATAGCGTATTTTATAAAATGATTTATCCAAAAAACTTTCTCCGTTTGGGTTTGACTTTATAAAACCTGATTTTAACTTTTCGATTATTGATAGTTTCTTTTTAATATTAGATTTTGCCCAATCTTCTATCGATTCGTTTTCATCATTTAATTCCCTAACAGAAACCAATTCATAATCTTCGTCTAATGTTTGTTCTGTAAGTGTAGAAAGTAAATCTTCTCCTTGTGCATCTGATAATTCAGTTTCTAATTTTACACAATTTGGAACCTGCTTTCCATCTTTTTCTTTCATTCCCCTTTGTTCGTAACCATCCCAACAAGGTGCTTTAAGTTCTTCGTGATTTTCGCAAGGCATAAAGTAAATTTTGCCTTCAATTTCCATTTCGTGAGAACCTGAACAACCCAATTCGTTTGCTGCTTCATTTGCTTCTTCTTCTGTTTCGTATGCTTGTTTGCCATCTATTTTTTTTAAATTAAATTTCTGCATTTCTACACCTGTTTCTTCTTCAATAGTTTCTTTGTCTTGTATTGAACTATCTACCTCTGTAAATTCTAGTGGCTGCAAGGTCGTAAAGTAAAGGTTTAACGATATATTATTAAAAGATAGTATATCATCAAAGGAATCTATTAAAAGTTCCTGAAAAGGTCTAATAACAGTATTATCCATTAATAAAGAAGATGTTTTAATTTCATCTGCATTACTAGAAAACCCTGATGCAGTCCTAATACCTAATAGAAACGGACTTACAATTCTATGTGCTACCTGAATTTTTGATTGAGATTCCTCTGATAAAAATTGATATTGATTGTGTGCATCGCTTAATTGTACAGGTGTTATTTCTGCTTGACTTTCTTTATTGTCATTAAAGGCTAGTATAAACTTACCTGCATTACTACTACCTGAAAATTTTTCTTTAATTCTATTTTCAATTAATTGTCGCTCCTCTTGATTAGGTGTTCCATTATTAAAGTTAATTAACATACTAGGTGCTAGACCATTCAATATGTTATTTAAATGATAATTAGATACTTCTTCCTCTAATTCCGCATACTGCAATCCACCTTGATAATCGACAGGAGAGTAATAATAAAATCCTGACTTATAAGGTTTTATGTA